ACAAAAATTATAAAAATGAGACTAAGTAAATCAATAGCAATTTTAAGATGGGTATTAGCTATCTTATTCCAATTAATAACAGTAGTACTCTCTTTAATAGTGTATCCCTTAGCTTATGTGCTAAGAGATCACTTGAGAGCTATGAGACAAAGTAATAACAAAGTTATCAGAATAGTAGCAGTTCCTTTATGGATCTTCTTAGATGACGAATGTGTTGAATTAACTGGTGATGACTATGGTGAGTATTGGTATAAGTTAGTTAATGATATCGATATAGATACTATGACTAAATGGGAATTGTTTGTAGTAGCTTATAAATGGGGTGCAATACGTAATCCAGCTTGGAACCAGCATACAATGATCCAGCCAAATGAAGGTATGGAAACTTTAGTTTCTTATAAAGGATCAACTACTTCAGCATACTGGTGGGAGTTCGCAGAACTTAAATGGATGACAAACGGAAACCCAAGTGATAATCAAGGTGAATGTATAGCTCCACCACCTTATAGTGTATTTGGAGAAGCAATGGTTTGGTATACTGCTGGAGATAGATTGTACTGGAGATACTCATTTGCTGGTAAGAAGTTTGGTAGGTTTATAGAGATACAAATAGGAACTACAGAAGGTAAGCAGTGGATCAATAAGAGATACACTTGGAGAATGAAGATAAAAGGAACGGATGCTAAAAGATGTGAATTATGAAACAGTTAGCTATAAATAAAGTAGAAGCAAAGTTATTAGCTTTAGATATGGACAAAAAAAGGATTAGAAATAATCTGTCAATGGGATTATCAGCTGGAGTAACTATAAAAGAAGAGTATAGCATAATCGAAAGATTAGAGCAAGAGACAAAGATATATGAGTATATCTTACAGAGTATTAATAAGGAATTAAATTACGAAAGATATGATCGGACTATTTGATATTGACAGTTTAATATATGAAGCGTGTTACAGTGCTGAAGAGTTTGAAGAAGCTCAAGACAGTTTCTGGAGTAGATACAATGATGTACAATACCATATAGACAATAGATATGGTAAAAGTACAATAATCCCAATAGGATTTTGTACGAACAACTATAGGAAGAAGGTAGATGCGAGCTATAAAGCTCAAAGAACGTCTCCTAAGCCTAACTTCTATGAAGAGTTAATAGTACACGTCAAAGAGAACTTAAACATCCTTACACGATCTGGTATCGAGACGGATGATCTCGTAGCTAAATGCTTAGAACACTATGGTAAAGATAAAAGTGTTATAATTAGTATTGATAAAGATTATAGACAGTTTGAATGTACTATCTTTAATTATCGTAAGAGAGAGTTTATAACTATCGATAAGGATCAAGCATTATATAACTTATATGAACAAATGGTTGTAGGTGATCGTGCTGATAATGTATTAGTATGTAAAGGTTTCGGTGAGAAATGGTGTGAGAAAAACTTGTATGGTAAGAATGAATTTGCTATGCTGCGTACTGTATTTACTTTGTATAAGAAACTGTATAAAGGTAAAGCAAGAGAGAAGATGATAAAAACATTTATGTTACTAAAACTTAATATATTTTAATATGACATTTGATAAAGGAGATACAAGAGAGGAAAGAATTAACAATGTTTATGCAATGTTTTACTTCAATTTAATGACTGGTGATTACTCTCTCTCTTATTGTGAGAGCCAGTTAGTTAAGTTCGAAAATATGCAAGACTTCGAGTCGTGTGCTGGGATCTTAATGGCAATTAACTTTAAGAAATACGGTAATTCGTTAGGTGATGTAGAATAAAAGTTGTATATTGCACATTCATTAATAACACTAAAACACAAAAAGATGGCTAACAAAAAGAATAAATTCAAGTACAATGACTTAATGAACGCATATAACTATGTTAATGCATTATTAGATATTGATATTGCAAGCAAGAGCAGAGCTCAACTATATATAGATGGTAGAACATTATACTATATGTTAGCTAATAAAACAACTGGAGCCAGTTTAGCTGAGATTGCTTTGATCGTTAATAGAGATCACTCTACAGTTACTCACGCTAATCAGAAGTTAGTTGTAAGACTAAGACAAGACGTTAAGTTTTTAGGATACTATAATACATACGTTAAGACGTTCTACAAATCTCAAGAGAGCTCACAAGAGATCAGACAGTTTGTTACGGATCAAGACGAGTTGAGTAGACTTAGGATTATAGAAGCTGAATTCATAGCGCTTAAACTAAATACTACACACGTAAGCTCTTTAACAGAGAATGAAGTTGCTTATAGAGAATTAGATAGCGAGAGCAGAGTTCAATACGATAATCGAGCAGCTTTAGTACTTAAATCATTTGAATGGAAGAATAAGGAAGCTAATAGGAAAGAAGTATTTGAGATCATAAATGTAGGAATGTAATGTTGAAGAGAGATAAGGTTAAGTTAGAGATTAAAGAGCTTAATAGTAGGTACTGGGATGCTGGTACGATTACTAAAGAACTATATGAGTCGGAGCTAAAGCGATTACGTTTTAGATGGCTAACAGAATATGAGCCAAGAGAATGGAAGAACGTTTAATACTTAGAGGAGAAGAAGAGCCTAAGAAGATCAAAGCTGCTAAAAAAGTTGTATATAAAGATCCATTTATGTATGATGATTTCGAAGTATTGAAGTCAGTTAAAGCGTGCTGGGATCGAGGCATTTACTTCTACCCAGTAGTTATGCCTAATCAAGGTGGTATGGTTAATCCTAAAGTTAAGATAGGCTGGAAAGATGGATCTAAGACTGGTGTAGGTAAGTTTGAATATAAACAAAATCAAGAGCTTTACGATAAGATGTACGAATTGTATATACATAAGCATAAACAGTTTAAGGATAAGTAAGTTATATTATATGAGCAACAACAATAACAAAGCCACTAATGATGGACGTAAAGGCAATAAGAGACAAGACCGTGTTAAGATTATTAAGAATGATACTGGTAGCACACCTATGGTCAACAAAGCAAAGAAGAACAGAGCTAAGCAGCTATCTAAAAAAGCTATCACCAATGTATTCAGAGGTGAAGATGGTGTCTGGGAGAGTCTTGCAACAATGGCAGCAGAAGGAAATATGAAAGCTATGGAAATGCTATTAACTTATCAATACGGTAAGGCTGGAGAAGCTAAGGAACAAAGAGCTCCTACAACTAAAGCTCCAGTAATACATTTCAATGTACAGTCACAACAGAAGACAGAGAGAATAATAGATATATCAGAAGAAGAAGAATAATGAGCGACATCACACTAAATCCTAAGTACATACCTTTGTTTAATGGAACTACTCGATACTACATCATAACTGGTGGTAGGGGATCGGGTAAATCTTATGGAGTAACTTTATTCCTTAACAACTTAACCTATGAGAAGGATCATAAGGTACTTTTTACGCGTTATACGATGGCTTCAGCACATTCCAGTATTATACCAGAGTTTGTTGAGAAGATCGATGTAATGGACGCGCAAGACGATTTTAGAGTGACAAGAGATGAGATCATTAATCAGACTACTAATAGTGGTATAATGTTTAAAGGTATTAAGACTGCATCTGGTAATCAGACTGCGGCACTAAAGTCGCTGGCTGGTGTAAGTACATTTGTAGTTGATGAAGCAGAGGAATTGGTAGATGAAGAGGTTTTTGATAAAATAGATTTATCAGTTAGAACACAAAAGGTGCAGAATAGAGTTATCCTTATTCTTAATCCAGCTACTAAAGAGCATTGGATCTATAAGAGATTCTTTGAGCAAAGAGGCATTGAAGGTGGTTTTAACGGTGTTAATGGCGATTGTACATATATTCACACAGATTATAAAGATAATAAAGATAACCTACCCGATTCGTTCTTAGAGAGTATATATAGAATGAAGAGAGAAACTCCAGATAAGTACGATCACCAAATATTAGGTGGTTGGCTTGAGAAAATGAGTGGTACTGTATATACAAATTGGTCTAAAGGTAACTTCGTAGAGCTGAATAAGTCTTGTTTTGGTCAAGATTTTGGATTCTCGAATGATTTAACTACGTTAGTGAAGATCTCTGTAGATGACTTTAAGAATGAGATCTACGTTAAAGAAATGTTTGGTGAGACTGGCTTAAGTACTACACAAATAGGTAGGAAGAACAGACGATTTGCTGAAGGTAATTTAATTGTGGCAGATTCCAGCGAGCCTCGTTTAATACAAGAGCTTAAGTTATCTGGTTGTAATATTACTGGTGTAAAGAAGGCTAAGGGATCGATCCTTTCGGGGATCGCTCTACTACAAGACTATAAGATCATAGTTGATCCACAGTCACACGGTATCATAAGAGAGTTAAATCATTATACTTGGAGAGAAAAAGGATCAGTACCTATAGATAAGTACAATCACTTCTTAGATGCTTTAAGGTATGCAGCTATGCATATCATTACAAATAAAAATAAAGGGACATACGTTATAAGGTAAGCTCTTTAATAGAGAGGGGGGTTAACGGATTTTATTCCGCCCCACATACCAAATTCTACACCGCCCCTCTTTAATAGAAATGGGGGTACGACTATCTGGGGAATGGGGGTTATACATTAGTTGCAATATAAAAGTAATATGATAATTGGTTGTAAAAAGGTAGTAATATAACATTTAGTTAAATTATTGTTAATTATTTTTTTATGTGATCCTATTTATATATAGTTTTATTTTGCCGTTATGTATAGATACAACATTTTAACGAGATAATGGGATTTTTAACATAAAATTAACTCAGTTTAGAATGAGTCTAAATAAGCACGATTTAGGGTGCTCTTCCGTCTACTCTTTCGGCACTATCTCAAAGCCAGACCATTTTTTCTATGGTATAAAGATAATCTATATTATTAAGATACACAACTTTTTTAGGTAAATAATAAGATCTTTTTTTGTTTATAATCATTCCAAATAAGGAAGATCAAAGCAGTATCACAAAGATACAACAATTTTTTTGTTTGTGCAACATTTTTCACTATTTATATCCATTATAAATAACAAAGATAATTCAATATTAATTAGGTTTTGTCGATTATTATTCTCACGCGCGCGCGCGTACCTTAATATAGTACTTTTGAGATCTCGTATTATTAAGACTGATTATAAATAAGATAATCAATGTAAATTAGTTGCGTAGTATGTTTATTTATATTATCTTTACACCGTAGCAAATAAGCTACTACAAAAAACAAAGTATTATGAAACAAACACAATTTGAGATC